TTTTTGACGCATCCTTGATTGCCAGATAAATAACCTTCCGCACCGAGTCGTCCGTTGGGAACACTTTGCGTTTCTTAATCGCGGCACGGATCACGCTGTTCAGCGATTCTATGGCATTCGTGGTATAGATGGCCTTGTGGATATCCGCTGGGTAGCCGAAGAACGGGTTCAGGTTTTCCCGGTGTGCACGCCAGCTTTTGCTGACTTGGGGATACTTATTATCCCACGCGTCTGCGAACGCATCCAGCGCCATCAGCGCCGCCTCTTTGGTCGGAGCCTGATAAACTGCTTTTAGCCCACTGGTGACGGCTTTGTAGCCCTTCCAGGACACGTATTTCAGGCTGTTACGCACCATGTGGATGATGCACAGCTGGATGTGAGTCTGCGGGTAAACGCTGTTTATCGCATCCGGGAAGCCCTTCAGACCGTCCACGTAGGCAATCAGGATATGCTGATTGCCCCGGTTTTTCAGTTCCGTCAGCACGCTTAGCCAGAACTTGGCACCTTCATTTTCGGCCACCCACATGCCCAGCAACTCTTTCTAGCCTTCGGTATTGATCCCCAGCGCGAGGAAAACGGCTTTGTTTATCACACTGCCATTCTGACGGACTTTGACGACAATGCAGTCCATATAAACGATGGGATACAGCGCATCCAACTGCCGGTTTTGCCATTCAGCGACCTGCTCTTTTACGGCGTCGGTGACTTTAGATATCAGCGTGGGCGAGACATCCGCATCGTACATTTCTTTGAACGTGGCGACAATTTCACGTGTGGTCATACCTTTGGCGTACAGAGACAAAATCTGGCTGTCCATCTGCGTAATACGCGTTTGGTGCTTATTAATCAACTGTGGTTCAAAGGTGTTTTCACGGTCACGCGGCGTGTTCAGATCAATCTCGCCGTCATCGCACAACACCGTTTTTGACGAGTAGCCATTGCGGGTGTTTAAGCCTGTTTTGGGCGCATTTTTCTCATGCCCGGGGTGGGCAGTCAGTTACGCATTGAGCACCGTTTCGACGGTAAGCTTCGTCAACATGCGGGAAAAAGCATTGAGATCGGCTTCGGTTTTAAGGCCCTTAGCCAGTTCAACTGCCAGTGCTTTGAGTTTCTTGTCGTCCATAATTTGCCTGTCTCCGTTGTTGGAGTGAACATATCAAAAACAGGCAGATACACAATTTAAATTACAGCCTCTTCGGCTATGCCGGAGGATATTTATTGATGTTAGCCACATGACCTATAATTAAAATCTACCATATACAAATCATCCTTCTTTAATACATGATAAACACTCCCTTTATCAATAATATCCCAGTTACACTTATCTTCAATATATCGTTGAGAATCAGGAACGAACGTCATGTCTATATACCTGCCTAGATCTGCGATACCCCATGATGATCCCTGAGTCATATAATTTGGTGCTAATATTTTCATGAATGGTATAGAGTTAAACGCCATCCTTGTTTTAATAGAGAGTGGGCGAGACCCTGAAATGATGACTTTATAAGTTGATTCGTTGGAATCTTTCGTTATTATGTTTGAGACACTTTGAGCGATAAAGTCAGAATAATCATCGTTATTTTTAAGAGTTGACCCATAAATTGAACACAAGAAAAATGAATACGAAACAACTAAAATTGCTGAGGCGAACTTTATTCTGTCAAGAAATAAAGAAATTTTTATATTGTCTATAACAATAAATAAAGATATTATTAAAAATGGAAAGCATATAAATGTCCTTGAAGTTATCCAAGCTGTTGTAATTACAAGATTTGGCATCATGGTCAATAAAGCGACTCCCAGCAAATAAATGACTGATAGTAACAACCTGCCAAACTCGCGCCCTCTTAAAATAAATTTAACATATGACAGTAAAACCAATGTAACACATGGCCAGATCACATACTTAAAGCCACTAACATATAAGGAATTATAGTAACTCTCATAACTTCTTAAGCGTGATAGAATTATGTCAAATCCATCTGCATCGAAAGTTATAAAGCCACTTCTTTGCATATTTACTGCAAGAAAGCTTATTAATAATGAATAAACAATATACGACACCAAAAAACATAATAAAGAGTTTAGGCAAAGCCTAAAGTCAAATGCCTTTTCGTTATTCAAGCATTGCTTTATCAATAAACATAACGCAACAGAAAAATATGCCATTGTTGACGTCTGATATAAGCAAAATGAAATAAGCAAGCAAAAAAAAGATGTGGCAAAAAAAAGTTTATAATGAGAACGAAAAATAAAAGGTACTACCGCGCACAATACGGATACAGCCATTAATATAGAGTCATATCTATATGATAAGTTCTCAAGCATGAATGGCGATGTAAGAATAAAAAGCGATGAAATGGACTTGAGATATTTGTTTTCGAATAACATATCTGAAACAATTATCCCGGAGATGACAAGTATCACAGATGAAAGTAATGTTGAATAAGGAAATATTGATATTATTCCATTTCCGAAAGACAGCGCTTCCGTTAGAACATTAGATAAAATCCTCCCATCACCATCCCATCCATATCCAAGCGATAACCTACCCATATCATCTACATAATATACATTAGCCAAAACTATTGGAAATACATATAGTAATCCAATAATAAAAAGAAACAAATATTTTTTATTTTTCATTTTTTATCCTTTAACAAGAACCGTGGTCTTTTCTTCGTTTCCACATATATACGCCCAATATATTCGCCAAGCACACCAATTCCTATAAGCTGAACCCCTCCAAGAAAAAGTATTGATACCAATAGTGAAGGGTATCCCCGCACGGCGTTACCGAACGCCAGAGTGTCAAATATCATCCAGGCACCATACAGAAATGCAACACCTGCGACAGCTAACCCGATATACGTCCAGATGCGGAGAGGGAAGGTGGAGAAGCTGGTAATCCCTTCGAGTGCCAGATTCCATAATTTCCAGCCGTTGAATTTCGAATCACCGGCCACGCGTTCGGCACGGGCATATTTAACAACATCCGTTTTTCCGCCAACCCAACTGAGCACCCCCTTCATGAACAAGTTGCGTTCGGGCATTAATTTAATATTTTCGACAACCTCACGGCTCATTAACCGGAAATCACCGACGTTCTCTTCAATTTTCGGGTTGCTGATTTTATTGTGCAGCTTATAAAACCATTCAGCAGTCTTACGCTTCATGCGCCCGTCAGTTGAGCGGTCTGAGCGCTTAGCCAGCACCATATCCGCGCCAGCCTGCCACTTCTCAATGAGATGGGGGATAACTTCTATCGGATCCTGTAAATCGACATCAATAGGAATGACCGCATCCCCGGTTGCATGGTCGAGACCCGCGAAAAGAGCAGGTTCTTTACCGAAGTTTCGCGTAAACGAAAGCGGAATAACGAGCGGATCAGATGCAGCTATTTTGTTAATTATTGATTCAGTCGCATCTTTGCTTCCGTCGTTGATGAAAACAATCTCAACTTCATACGGTTTTAGCTCTTCAAACTCGCGAACCGTTTTATAGAAAATAGGTATCGTGGCTTCTTCATTGAAGACCGGAACGACTAACGAGATTTTCATTTCGCATCCCTAAAGACAATGAACTTTGAATAAATGAATCCGCATATCAGGCTGATAGCTGAAAAGGTGACAAGCGTAAGGAGTGGCGGCAGGGAACATTTGTCAGCCATCCAGCCAACAACGGCGCTCAGTGTTCCCATAAACCCCACGTACATCATGTAGCGAAGCGTGGTGGTGCTGGCATTAAAGGTGAAGCGCGCATTGGCATAGAAGCTGAACGATACGGCGATAACAAAACCGGAAAAGTTCGCCAGCGCCTGATGCGTATGCATCCCATACACACAAAAAGCAAATACGCCCCAATGAATAAGCGTGTTAAGAACACCGATCGATGTGTACTTAGCGAATAACTTCAACATTATGAAAATCAGCGGATTCGGAAAGGTCTGGAGTGTAGCACTACAAATTGCTTTGATCGATATAAACGATCAATAATGTGATATTTGATAGTTTAAACTTATTGTTATATTATTAATTGATCGTTGTTACCGATCAATTGGGGCTACTGATTGCTAAGTTGTTTGGGACAAAAACGGGACACACAAAGCTTTGCATTGGTTTGCAAGGCTTTGCATGTTTTTCGAGGATGGGGCGAGTGTGAGCGCCGTAGTAATGGGATAACTTGTTGTTAGCTCAGGTAGTTCCAGGAACATCTAAGCCGTGGGTCGCAGGTTCGAATCCTGCAGGGCGCGCCATTATATATCAACTGGTTACGCCTCTTTAATTCCCTCCTTATTTTCCATATGGGACATATTTGGGACATCATCACTGAAAATCGAGTCAATTTGCTTCGCGTGTTCCGTTAAATGATTCGGCGCAAGGTGAGCATATCGGCGCACCATCTCGATGCTCTCCCATCCTCCCATTTCCTGTAGAACAGAAAGTGGCACTCCGGACTGAATTAGCCAACTGGCCCACGTGTGCCTCAGATCGTGGAAACGGAAATCCTCAATTCCAGCCCGGCGGCAAGCTGCATTCCATGCTCGCTGGTCATCGACGCGCATCTTTCTGATAGTCGGCGTCTTTGAGCCATCGGGCCGGATGCCTTCTTTCGTATGTACGAACACCCATTTATGATGCTTACCAATCTGGTCACGCAATACCTTACAGGCAGTGTCATTTAGCGCTACGCCAATAGCGCGGTTTGACTTGCTGTCTTCAGGGTTCACCCAGGCAACACGACGTTGCATGTCAATCTGTTGCCACTCCATATTGATGATGTTAGACCGCCTAAGTCCCGTTGCCAGCGCAAATTTAACAACAGATTTCAACGGTTCCGGACATTCTTCAATAAGTCTTTTTGCCTCATCACGCTCAAGCCATCTGACGCGCTTGTTTCTGACAGCAGGAACCTTGACTACAGGCGCTTTCTCCAGCCATTTCCAGTCACGTTCTGCCGCCCGCAGAATAGCCTTCATTAATGCCAGGTGCTTGGCTTTGGTGGAGGTGGTGACCGGTTTAGCTGAATAAACTGGCGCTTGCTCTCCATTCTTTTGCGCCGCGGCAGCTTTTATTTTCCATATCTCAAGCTGCTTGCGGTTGCTCATCTTGTTTACTGCTAAGTAAATCTTTTGCTCGGTTACATCCTTTAACCGTACTCCCTCAAAATGCGCCAGCCAGAAAGCCATACGGCTGCGGTCATCTTTCAGTGATTTCTTCTCTGCCTTTTCCTCCAGCCAGCGCATGCAGGCATCATCAAACGTTACGTCAGGAAAATCGCCAAGCCTGTCTACTCGCCACAATTCAGCCTTGCGCTTGTCATGTAGCTCAGTAGCGAGCCGCTTGTCGGAAGTCCCAAGGCTTTCCTTAATTCGCTTCCCGCCCGGTGTCGAGTAGGACGCGTACCATATTTCACCTCTGTGGAAGAGTGACATTGTTTTTCCGCTGTTATGCCATCACCCGCGCTCACGGCGACAGTATGCAGCGGAGACTGAAGCGCCGCAATGCAGGCTTGTCGTGTGGTGAGGTAAGGGGATTTCGGTTTGGTGGGGTCTTTGCGTGTTGCCTGAAGGCGGCCTGTGCGAATCCAGTTTGTGGCGGTAGGTCTGGATATTTTGAGAAATGCACAGGCCTCATCGAGTGTGAAGCTGTGTGATTCCATGGTTACTCCGCGTCGATGGCGAGAATTTGAGCCTGTCCGTAATTCTGTGTAACTGCCAATGTATTAAAGGTGATCGCTCACGCGATCACCGAACTCGATAATAAAGCGGCTCATCGCCAGCCGCCAGTTCTGGATCGGCATACTCCATTTTTTTGAC